ATTCAGATCGCCGCTTGGACTGATGAGCGTGGCTTGTTGATCGCCGCTAAACCTAGAAAATTGGTTGTGCCTCCTGCACTTCAGTTCGTTGCCACTCGTTTGCTCGAAACCAACCTGCGCGTTGGCACTGCCGACAACGACATCAACGCGTTGAAGAACAACGGTTCAATCCCTGAAGGTTATACAATTAACCACTACCTGACCGACACCAATGCTTGGTTCTTGTGCACAGACGTTCCTAACGGCCTGAAGCACTTTGAACGTATGGCCTTGACTACCGGAATGGATGGAGACTTCGATACGGGGAATGTGCGTTACAAAGCGCGCGAAAGGTACAGTTTCGGCTTCAGCGATCCACTGGGTGTCTTCGGTTCGCCCGGTTCAACCTAAAATTAGTACCAAAAGTACTACTAAAAGGCCCTTCGGGGCCTTTTTTATTGCCTGTTGTGTTACAACCCAAAAGAGTGTTATAATTGAGCTTCTTAAGCTTTGTACTGTTAAATTCGTAAACCTTAGCAAAACTGTATCAAAATCACCAACCATCGTGGCCTTGTGCCCCCTTTTATTTTGTTGTATACTGCATGTCGTCAGGAACAGGTATGAACAAGTTTTGTAAAAATTGCGGGATTGAAAGTGATCGCTATGCAGACGGGCGTTGCAAAACCTGCACGCTTGCAAGAAGTGCTAGATGGGCTGCGGAAAACAGAGATCGTGTTAACGCAAACTCTCGTGCATGGAATAGCCGTAATAGCGAAAGCAAAAGAGCATTAAATGTGGCGTACAGGTTAGAGCGGCAGACGCAGATAAATCAAAAACGTAAAAATCAACGGGAAATTGATCCCAGTTTAGAACGTGTAAAGGCTGCGCGGAGACGTGCTTTAAAACGCGTAAATGGGGGTGAGCTATCTAAAGATATTGTTCAACAACTTTTAGCAAAACAAAATAACAAATGTGCGTGTTGCGGTATTACGTTTATGGGAAAGTTTCACTTAGACCACATTATTCCGTTATCGCTTGGGGGGCAAAACTCAGATGCCAACACGCAGCTTCTGTTGCCAAAATGCAACCTTCAAAAGTACAACACCCCGCCTGAAAGTTTTTTAAGCAGACGACAAAAAGAAATGTTGCGAACAAAATAATGCTGTGTTAAGCTGTCGATACCAAGAAATTTTTGGTGCATTAGACAGCTTACTTGGCGCTGACGACATACAGACTGATGCACTTAACTTGTATGTAAGGAAAAATCATGGCACGTACTACGTTCTCCGGCCCAGTCGTATCTTTAAACGGCTTCATTACCGACCACACCCCCACATCTGCAAACGCAATAAACGCAACGGCTACAGCTACTGCGGCGCAAGTTGCTACTGGCTACATCACTTCTACTTCAGCCGCTACTACATCCATCACACTGCCAACTGGCACTCTGTTAGGAACCGCTTTAGGTGCAACTCAAGGCACTTCATTGGATCTATACATTGACAACACCGCTGGTGCATCGGTTGTAACTGTGGTTGTTGCGGTTAACGGTATCTTGTCTACTGCTGCCGCTGACACTCCCGGCTCATTTGGTGACTTGACGATTGCCGCTGGCGCAACAGGCTTGGCTCGTTACACCATCATGTTTTCAAGCGCAACAGCGTACGTGTTTACACGCACTGCTTAATTAGGAGCATCCTATGTCGATGCAAACTGATGTACAGGCAAGTGTCCCGCTAACTTCTACGGGGCAATTTACCAATCAAACACCCACTGCTCTTGCTAGAGCAAGGGTCAAAGCTGTTTACATGGTTCCGTCAGCCACGGCTGGCAGTGTGGTATTTAAAGATGGTGGGTCAGGTGGCACAACCGTTATCACGCTTAACACCGTAGCTTCTGCTACGCAACCTACGTATCTTATATTTCCGGGCGAGGGTGTTTTATTTAGCACCAATGTTCATGGAACTGTGACGAACGTAACTTCAGTCACAATTTTCTATGGCTAAGAAGAAAGGCCCTGTCCTATCAGTTGGAAGAGGTGAGAAATTGCCAATATCCAAGGGGGCGGGCTTGACTGCTAAAGGCCGTGCTAAGTACAACGCGGCTACGGGCAGTAACTTGAAGGCCCCACAGCCACAAGGCGGTAAGCGCAAGGACTCGTTCTGCGCACGCATGTCAGGTATGCCCGGCCCAATGAAAGACGAGAAGGGTAAGCCCACCCGTAAAGCGGCTGCTCTTGCAAGATGGAAATGTTGATATGACTGATGATGCTATTCAAACCGCCCGTGAACTGGCCACGCATGCGTCTGATATTAAACATTTGCAAGATGATATGGATAAGATGTTAGAGAACATGAAAGCTATGCAGGCAACGTTGACGGCTATCGACAAAACTTTGTCCGAGGCTAAAGGCGGCTGGAAGGTTTTGATGCTTGTTGGTGGTGCTAGTAGCGTTGTAGGCGCAAGCTTAGTTCAGTTTGTTTCTTGGTATGCAAACGGTAAGTAATTTTTAACGTAAGTTTTTAAAAGGTGGTGATACTATGGCTAAGATGAATCCCGGATTTATGGCAATGATAGCTAAGAAAAAAGCTGGAGCCAAAGCAGAAATGCCGATGAAGAAGATGTCCAGTGGCGGCTCTGCCTCTTCTCGCGCTGATGGTGTTGCTTCCAAAGGCAAAACCAAAGGCACGATGATTGGCATGAACAAGGGCGGCAAAGCCTGCTAATGTCATGATGGCAAGCCGCGGTATGGGGGACATCGCCCCCTCTAAAATGCCCAAGGGCAAGAAGAAAGCCCGGCGGGATGACACTGACTTTACTCAGTACAAAGAGGGTGGGAAGGTAAAATCCAAGGTAAACGAGGCGGGTAACTACACCAAGCCCGGTTTACGTAAACGGATTTTTAATGCTGTAAAGGCAGAAGCTACAGCAGGCACTGGCGCAGGTCAGTGGTCAGCCAGAAAAGCGCAGGTCATGGCTAAACGATACAAAGCCGCAGGCGGCGGGTATCGTGATTAAAGCCCCACAGCAATCCCTGAAAAATTGGGGCAAACAAGATTGGACAACCAAAAGTGGTAAAAAATCTTCTGATACGGGTGAAAGATACCTTCCAAAAGCTGCGATCAAAAGTCTCAGCGCTAGTGAGTACGCTGCGACGACCAAAGCCAAGCGAGCCGGAAAAGCCGCCGGTAAACAATTCGTAGCACAACCGAAAACAATTGCAAAGAAAACTGCAAGTTTTAGATAAAAGGAACCACTATGTCAATGCCAGCACTACAAAACCCCAGCGCATTTGGAGGCCCCACAGGTACGTTTGGGCAACAGTCGCAGAACCGACCACAACAAGGTGGCTTTGGTGGTCAGCAGGGCGGCTTTGGTGGTCAACAGCAAGGCGGGATGTTTGGCGGTCAGCAGGGCGGCTTTGGCGGCTTCGGTGGTCAGCAAGGTGGTTTTGGTATGCCACAAATGCAAAGTCCATACGGCCCACAACAAGGTGGCTTCGGTGGCGGCTTTGGTGGAGGTATGGGTGGAGGCTTTAATCCGTACCAACAGCAAATGCAGAGTCCTTACGGCCCCCAACAAGGTGGGTTTGGTGGCTTTGGTGGTCAGCAACAAGGTTATGGCGGTCAGTTTGGCGGCGGTATGGGCGGTGGGTTTAATCCGTACCAACAGCAACAAGGCTACGGTGGTGGTTTTGGTGGCGGCATGGGCGGTATGGGTGGCGGGTTTAATCCGTACCAACAACAAATGCAAAACCCGTATGGCCCGCAGATGGGCGGCTACGATGGCGGCGGTTATGGTGGCGGTCGCGGTATGGGTGGCGGTTATGGCGGTGGCCGAGGTGGCTATGGCGGTGGTCGCGGAATGGGTGGCCGAGGTGGCTATGGTGGTGGTCGAGGTATGGATCGCGGTGGCTATGGCGGCAACTATGGCGACATGGCTTACGACACTACCGGTAACAGCGGAGAATATGGTGGCCCAATTGGTAGCTCACTGGAACCCCAAGTCATGCCCCAACAAGGGGGCTATGGTGGTGGCCGCGGTCGTGGTCGTGGCGGATTTAATTCGTATCAAAACAACGCTCCTTCATACGACGTACTCCAAGAGTTTATGTAACATGACCATCTCAGGAACAGCATCATTTAACCTCGATCTAACTGAGATCGTTGAAGAGGCGTTTGAGCGATGTGGTACGGAATTGCGTACGGGCTATGACCTGCGCACGGCTCGCCGTTCCTTGAATTTAATGTTTGCTGATTGGGCAAACCGCGGCATCAACATGTGGACGTTTGAGCAGGGCACAATCAACCTGACTCCGGGTTTAAACAACTACGCACTGCCCGTAGATACAGTGGATTTACTTGAGCATGTGATTCGCACGGGCGCGGGTAGCGCATCTACCCAAGCTGACTTGACCATCACGCGTATCAGTGTTTCTACGTATGCCACGATTCCCAACAAGCTCCAGCAGGCTCGCCCCATTCAGATGTGGTTTCAACGCCTTGATGGTCAGCGCTCGGCGATTGGCACCACGCTTAACGGCGGAATTACGGCAACAGCCACCACAATCACAGTAACTTCTGCCGCTGGACTTCCTGCCACTGGTTTTGTTTTGATTGACAGTGAGACTATTCAGTACGGCTACATCTCTGGCAACGTTCTTAGCAACTGTTTCCGTGGGCAGAATGGCACAACCGCCGCAACGCACTCAACTGCTGCCGCTGTATACACACAAAATCTTCCTTCTGTAACCCTCTGGCCAACCCCAGACAACACCCAAACGTATCAGCTTGTGTACTGGCGCATGCGCCGTATTGATGATGCTGGCAACGGCGTGAACACAATGGATGTGCCGTTTAGGTTTTTAAACTGCATGGTTGCAGGTTTAGCGTACTACTTGGCTTTAAAAGTTCCCGATGGTGCACAGCGCCTTGATGTCTTAAAAGCTCAGTACGATGAGGCTTGGCAGTTGGCCGCTGATGAGGATCGTGAGAAGGCTTCAGTTCGTTTTGTTCCACGCCAGATGTTTATAAACTAGTAGTACGTAAATGGGCAATCGTTTTGCATCCGGTAAGAACAGTATTGCCATGTGCGATAGGTGTGGCCAGCAGTTTAAATTGACGGCCTTAAAGAAGGAAGTCATCAAGACAAAGATTTATAATCTGCTTGTGTGCCCTACGTGTTGGGATCCAGATCAGCCGCAGTTGCAGTTGGGTATGTACCCAGTGGATGATCCGCAAGCTGTGCGTAATCCGCGCCGCGATACAACGTACGTGACTGCTGGCTCAAACGCGCAAGGTTCTTTGACGGGCGGTTCGCGGGATATTCAGTGGGGCTGGAACCCTGTGGGTGGGGCCAGTAATTTTGATGTCGCTTTGACGCCAAACTACTTGGTGGCAACGACGTTTGTTGGTACAGTTACAGTAAATTAAAGGAGTCTAGTATGGACAAGAAAGATTTAGCCCAAGACAAAAAGATGATAGGCAGCATGGTTAACAAGCATGAGAGAAAAATGCACCCCGGCAAGCCTGTAACTAAGTTTGCCAAGGGTGGTAAGACCAATGAGATGATGCTTCAGTATGGCCGCGGTATGGCCAAAGTTACAAATCAGGGGAAATAACATGGCTAAGATTAACAATCTACCCGCTTCTGCGTACGCCAAGCCCCACACCATGAGTGGTGCGCCCGTTGTTCCATCTACAAACCCCGGCATCCCCCCAAACCGCAGTAAAGCCGACACCGTTAATATGAGTGTTGGTAATATTAGCAAAGCCGCTGGCAACGAAACCACAAAGACATCCGGTATTGTCACCCGTGGTAACGGCGCGGCGACCAAGGGAACTATGGCTCGTGGGCCAATGGCATAAACATGAACTATACCCAGCTTGTAGATGCGGTTTCCGACTACACGGAAAATACGTTCACGACCACTGAGATGAACACGTTCATCCAGCAGGCAGAGCAGCGCATCTACAACTCGGTTCAGTTCCCCTCGCTTCGCAGGAACGTGACGGGGATAATGACTACAAATAATAAATACTTACAGTGTCCTGCGGATTTTTTGGCGGTGTATGCATTGGCTGTTATTAACGCCAGTGGTGAGTATGAGTACTTGTTAAACAAAGATGTTAACTTTATTCGGCAGGCATATCCACAGCCCACAGACACGGGAATTCCTAAGTACTACGCACTGTTTGGCCCACGTTCGGATAACGCGGCAGAACTAACTTTTATTCTTGGCCCCACGCCTGATGCGGCATACAACTCTGAACTGCACTACTTTTTCTACCCAGAATCTATTGTCACTGCAACTACTACATGGCTTGGCGATAACTTTGATACTGTGTTGCTGTACGGCACATTGGTGGAAGCGTACACATTCATGAAGGGTGAGACTGACATGCTGGGCCTGTACGACGGCAAATACAAAGAAGCACTTGTTTTGGCTAAACGTTTGGGTGATGGTCTGGAGCGTCAAGACGCTTACCGTTCTGGCCAGTACCGACAGGCGGTGACTTGATATGGCAATTGTCCAAACCCAGACCACCAGTTTTAAGGCGCAGTTGTATCAAGGTATTCATGACCTGACAACTGATGTGATTAAGATCGCTTTGTATACAGCCAGCGCGGATTTAAATGAAGACACAACCGTATACAGCGCAACCAACGAAGTAGCTAATACAGGCACTTACGCCGCTGGTGGGGCGCAACTTACACCCATCACGGTAGCATCTTCAGGGTACACGGCCTATGTCGGGTTTCCTAATATATCTTGGACTGCCGCATTAACAGCAAGGTGTGCCCTGATCTATAACGTTACTCAAGGTAACAAAGCCATAGCTGTGTTGGATTTTGGATCTGACAAAACTTCTACAACTACGTTTACCATCACAATGCCTGCTAACACAGCAACGGCGGCATTGATTCGTTCTTCTAATTAAGGAGTCAATATGACCACGGAAAAACTCACAGCCACTGACCATGTTTCTAGCGGTCTGACTTGTAATCTTAAAGCCGGTGAGGAAGCAAAAGCCACTGGCCTGTTTGAAATTAAATGCCATGACAAAGACGGTAACCTGAAGTGGGAAGCCCAGTCTAAGAACTTGGTAGTCAACGTTGGCCTTCAGTACATGGCTGGCACGGCTTTGACTTCAGTAACCCAGATTACCTCTTGGTTCCTTGGCCTGTACGGTGCTGGTGCTTCTAACACACCTGCGGCTGGTGACACGATGTCTTCTCACGCTGGCTGGACTGAGGTTGTGGCTTACAGCAATGCAACCCGTGTGGCGGCTACGTTTGCAACGGCTACGACTGCCAATCCTTCAGTGGTAACTAACACGGCTTCTCCTGCTACGTTTAACATCAACGGCACAACAACTGTGGGCGGGGCGTTCCTGACCAGCGGTAGTGCTAAGAGTGGTACAGCAGGGACTTTGTTCTCAGCGGCTGATTTTGGCTCACCCGGTGATCGTTCTGTGGTGAGCAGTGATACTTTGTCTGTGACTTACACATTCAGCTTGGCGGGCTAATATGTCAGCGTGGGGTTCCGGCGCATGGGGTGATGGTGGCTGGGGCTTCACGGCTTTTTCAAGCACGGTCGATGAGACTGCGACAGGAACAGATGCAATATTAGGGGCAAACAGTGTTGGGGTTTCGGTTGATGAAACTGCCACGGGGACGGATGCTGTATCAGCTTTGGTACAGGTCAATGCGGCGGTAGATGAGACAAGTACAGGTACAGACGCAGTAAGTGCAACGGCAACGTTTGGGTCTTCGGTCAGTGAGACGGCAACGGGGTCGGATGCTGTTAATGCCAATGCTACATTTAAGGGTGTGATTGCAGAGACTGCAACGGGTACAGATGTAGATACAGCGGCGGCGGCTTTTGTGGCTTCTCTTACTGAGTCAGCAACTGGGACGGACTCAATCACAGCAAAGTTTTTCTGGGAAATTATTGATGACACGCAGACAGCAAACTGGCAAAATATCGGTAACACGCAGACAGCCAATTGGCAGAATATTGGCAACACGCAAACACCAGCTTGGACTGATGTTTCAACAACTTAGGAGCATTTAAATGCCAGCAACGACAACTCTTTTAGGCTTGGTCACTCCTACACAGGGAACGCTCTCTGGTACGTGGGGCGATACAGTCAACTACGGTATTTCTGATTATGTGGACATTTCGGTTGCGGGCACATTAACTCTGACCAATGATGGCGCAGTCACTCTGGCTAACACCACAGGTAGCTCGTCTGGAAACAGTATCACATCCAGTCTGACAGGCGCGGGTACGGTTACAGCGCAGTTTGCCATTGTTAAAGTCACAGGCACATTAACAGTCGCCAAGGTAGTCACAGGCCCAAGCTACAGCAAGACATACACAGTGGTGAACTCTGCCACGGGCGGTATTGTTACGTTTAAAGCATCAGGCCAGACTGGTGTTTCTATCGCTGTGGGTGAGACAGCGTTTGTTTATTACAACGGCACAGACTATGTGAAAGTATCCGGTACAGTTGCCGTTGCTTCGTTTCAGACTTCTTTGGGTGGCTTAACACCATCGACTGCCACGACTGGCGTAGTAACCCTTGCAGGCACGTTAAATACAACCTCTGGCGGTACTGGGCTGACATCATTTACAGCGGGTGATGTTCCCTACTATGCGTCTGGTACATTGTTGTCCAAACTTGCTATTGGTACAGCGGGTCAATTCCTGACTTCTACTGGTACTGCACCCCAGTGGTCTACATTGTCTGGCGTGGCAGTCACGACTTTCAGTGCTGGTACAACAGGCTTCACCCCATCTTCCGCTACTTCAGGCGTAGTCACATTGGCTGGTACGTTAGCAACCACGAACGGTGGCACAGGACTAACCGCATTTACTGCTAACCAAGTTTTTTACGCATCTAGCACAAGCGCATTTGCCCAATCTGCCAACCTGACATTCAACGGAACAACGCTCACAGCAAACACTATTGGAGCATTCACCCTAGCAGGCACAGTAGCAGGCGGCGGCAATCAGATTAATAACGTAGTAATAGGTGCGAGTACTCCGTTGGCGGGTGCGTTTACTACGGTGAGTGCTACGGGGAGTATGACATCTGGTGGGTTGGTAACAGGTACGGCACTGACAGCAAACGGCGCAGCTTCGTATAAAAGCATTGCTAGAAGTGGAACCAACGATTCACAGTTTCAGTTTTACGCATTTGATGAAATTACATCGCAGGGATTCTTTAACGCACAGCCTTTAGGACTTGACTGGTACGCACCAAACACTACAAAAGTTTTAGCCGCAACCTCCACAGGCCTAGCAGTCACCGGGGCGCTGAGTGCTACGGGCACATTAAGCGGCGGCACAAGCGGCACAGCGTACAGCTTCTCAGGCAGTGCGCCAGCGACCAGCTTGACGCTTACATCTGGTGGGGATGTGGGTATTGGGACGAGTTCGCCGCAAAACCTGTTACAAGTAAAAACAACAACAAGGCCGCAGTTTTCTGTAAGCTATAACGGCACGACAGGTTTGTATCTTGAGGATGGGACAAATTCCAGTTGGAAAAGCTGGAAACTATCTACATCATTTGGTGCAGGTAGTGATTTATCTTTTGTCCAATCAACAAACACTAGCGGTGTTCCCACTTGGGCGGCAAGTGCCGCAATGACGCTGGATGTAAGCGGTAACTTGCTGGTAAACAGTACAAGCACACTAAATGCTGTGTTTAGTGTTACTGCTAAAGGTGGAATTTCGGCTTGTTCTTTAAGAGTTGAAACTGATGGTGATTATGGATACACATTTAAAAATGCTTCCAATACTTTTGTTGGGGCAATTGGAGTTAATGCTTCAACCACATCCTATGTCACTTCATCCGACTACCGCCTAAAAAATACTATTGCACTTATGACGGGTGCATTGGCAAAGGTTGCTCAACTTAAACCCTGTACATACAAATGGAATGTTGACGGCTCTGATGGTGAGGGTTTCATTGCTCACGAACTTGCAGAAGTTTGCCCTAGTGCTGTAACAGGTGAAAAAGATGCTGTTAATGAAGATGGCTCAATCAAATCACAAGGCATAGACACATCATTCTTGGTGGCTACATTGACCGCTGCCATTCAAGAACAACAAGCCCTCATCACCCAACTCACCGCCCGTATTACAGCACTGGAGACAGCATGACAACCACTTGGACAATCACACAAACCGATTACCAAACCGCCAACGGTTTCATTACCACAGCCCACTGGACTGCCACAGCAGTAGACGAGGGCTACACCGCATCCATCTGGTCAACCTGCTCATGGCAACCCGGCACGCCTACCATCCCCTACGCTGATGTGACCATGCAAGAAGTTTTGGATTGGTGCTACGCAGCAGGCGTGGACAAGGACGCGACTGAGGCAGCACTGGCCCAGCAGATTGCATTGCAGAAGAACCCCGTAACAGCCCAAGGTGTGCCATGGGGCGCAGCATGACATCAAACATGACTCTAGCTTGTCCAGCATATTTGCACGG